ATAGTTAATAAAGAACAGGTAGAGCTTTTCATATACTCCCCTAAGTGTATGCAGTCCTAATCAACCTCCACCTGTTCAATAAAAAAGAGGAGATACAAATCTCCTCTTTTTTGTTACTTGTAACTAAAAGGAAATCAGTTGCCTGAAAACCTTACTATAAGTCTAGCTTATTTTTTTCTTAGCATAAGTCTTTACTACAGCTAAAGCTGCACCACCACCAGAAATAGCAGCTAACTGTAAAGCATTAGCATCTACTCCTACAAGTGGAGATATAGTTAAAGCACCAATAAATGCTTCAACAAAAGTCCAGATAGCTCTCTCTAGCATATCTTTCATATCCTCTGACATAACTCACTCCTCCTCTATTTTTGTTTGTACTTTCTTAAATTGTATGCATTTTTTATTTATGCAAACAAAAGCCTTATTTATTAATTCTAATTTTTCCATACAGGAATGGCATTTTATATTCATAATTGTAAATGAGTTAAATTACTTAACTTGCATTCCCTTAAGTATGATTGCTTGTCTAAGAGCTTTCACTTCAGCTTTTAGATGTTTGATTTCTGTAGATAGAATATCCATAATATCCTCCTGATTCTTAGAAACTTGAGAAGTATTTATTATATGATCTTTTGCTTTGTTAGAAACTATTGTGCCATCATAATCAATATAAGTAACTGATACTTCCTCTCCAGAAAGTATTGCATCTCTTATAGGAGGATAAATCTCCTTATATGCAGTTGTAGAGCTGCCAATAAAATTATCCTGTGATGTTTTTCCAACAAGCAGACATCCTGCTGTGTCATCATCATCATTTCCTATATGCCATAAAATGTATTCAAAGTTTGGTACTTCATTAACATAGATCATTCCTTTATGGAACTCTGCACCAAATTTAGCTAAATATCTTGAATGAAAGCCACCCTCAGCTCTTAGAGTTAATTTATATGTACCTGCAGGGATTCTTGTTTCTCCCCATTGTTTAACTGTTCTAGCTTCATCCTCTAATGTGTAACAA